CTTGCAAAGCCTGATTGGTGCGGCGCAAACAGAAGCGCAGTCAGCTCAGGCTACTCTAAAGGCACTGCTATGAGCATCGGAAAGACAGGCAAGCCAGGCAAGGTCGCCAAAGGCGCGCTGACCAAGATGAAGAGGCCGAGATGAAACCAGGCAAGCACAGAGGTAAAGGGCGTGGCGGAAAGCCTCCCAAGCCCTACTAAGCCCGGAACTAGCGCCACCGCGCTCGTCCCTGAAGCCCTGTCCGCGTATGAACAAGGCCAGCAACTACCCGACTTCGCTACCGCAGCCGGTATCGGTTATCGCACCCTCATGCGGGCAATACTCGCAGCGGCCCCCGATGAATGGTACGAACTACAGTCAGTCAGGGCTGAAGAACGCCTGCACAAGGCTGAGGATGAACTAGAGAATCAGACATCAGACGCACTCGTCATTTCCCGCGCACGGGAATCAGCTCGGGCTGCTCAATGGCGATTGGAGAGGCTGAACAGGCGTAGGTACGGGCAGGACCAAGCACCGAATACAGGCCAGGTGGCGATCAGCATACACATTACCCGTACAGAGCCTGCGCAAGCCATTGATATCAAAGCAGAGAGAGTAGACGAGTAGGCTAATCCCCGCCCAGCTTGGGGTAAGGGCAATTCCCCATCCACCAGGGTAAGGAATCTCTTTCCCAGGCCGGGGCGGGGAGGAAAGAACAGGGGGATGGGCGGGTTCCCTTACCCGAGTCCCCCACCTCCCACTCATCTGGAGTTTGCGTGTCGAAGATTGTCCCGAGGCCGACCTCGATGGTGGAGAGGTCTGCGACTATAGTTTGCCCGAGGTGCAACGAAAGGCCACCGAGGTCCAGGCAGGCCACGTACTGCGCTCGGTGCCTTTGGGGTGGCAGGCCACACACAATCGAGTATGCGGTCCGTAGTGCTGTTCGGCGTGGTGTTCTGAGGCCGGTCAAGGAATGCACATGCGTCGATTGTGGTGCCCCGGCAAGACACTATGACCACCGCGATTACAACAAACCGCTTGAGGTCGAACCGGTTTGTGCTAGATGCAACAGGCGTCGAGGACCAGCAGTTCAGTTGCCGCCGTGGACTGATACCGAGGTAGCTGAGGCCCGTGGCTGACGCGATCAGTTACACCCCTGCTGGTCCGGTAGTTCAGAGTTTCCACCTATCTCAGGCGTTTGTACGTGGGCTGATGGGGCCTGTAGGAAGCTCCAAATCCTCGGCCTGCTGTATCGAGATGTTCACCCGGGCCTGTGAGCAACAAGCTAAGAATGGGGTAAGGCGGTCGCGGTGGGGGATAGTGAGGAACACCTATCCGGAGTTGAAGACCACCACAATCAAGACCTTTCAGGAGTGGTTCCCGTTTGCGGAGATGAAGTGGGACAGCCCTATTTCAGCGCACATGAGTCTACCTCTACCGGACAAGACGGTGGTGGATGCGGAGTTTCTGTTCTTCCCTTTGGATCGGCCAGAGGAAGTACGAAAGCTTCGAAGCCTGGAATTGACCGGGGCGTGGATCAACGAGTCCTCCGAGATCCCGAAGGCAGCCTTCGACATGTTGTCACAAAGAGTGGGTCGGTTTCCTCCCGTCAAGCATGGTGGTCCTAGTTGGCGGGGGATCATCATGGATACGAACCCCCCCGATGACGACCACTGGTATTACAAGCTGGCTGAAGAGACCAAGCCCGAGGGGTGGGAGTTTTTCAAACAGCCCGGAGGGCTCATCGAGGACAAGGGTAAATACACTCCGAATCCAACCGCCGAGAACGTCTCGAACCTGGATGGGGGGTATGGCTACTACCAGAGGCAGGTTGCGGGTAAAAACAAGGAATGGATCAAGGTCTTCCTCCTGGGGCAGTACGGGTCGGTACAAAGTGGAAAGCCGGTCTACCCAGAGTACAACGACGATCTGCACTGTCGGGAATTCAATACGCTCCCAGCAGTACCTTTACTGCTTGGATGGGACTACGGTCTTACGCCTGCGACCGCAATTTGCCAAGTCTCCCCGCGGGGGCAATTCCTCGTTGTAGACGAGTTGGTCGGGACGGATATGGGTATTGAGCAGTTCGCTACCGACGTGGTGAAGCCTCACCTGGCTCTGAACTATCCAAAACACTCACTGATGTCGGGCGCGGACCCATCAGGTCTTTCCAGGAAGGACACCGACGAGACGACTTCATTTCAAGCTCTAGCCAGGTGTGGTTTCCCTGCGGCCCCGGCTTTCTCGAATTCGTTCATTGCCAGACGTGATGCGGTGGCTAAATACCTCACCAAGTTGATTGACGGCAAAGGTGGGCTTCTGGTCCACCCGCGATGCAAGATGATCCGCAAGGGTTTCAATGGGGCGTACAACTACCGCCGCGTCCAGGTGGTCGGGTATGAGAAATACAGGGACATCCCGGACAAGAACGAATATTCACATCCCCATGACGCTCTTCAGTACGCCGCTCTTTATTCGCAGACGGTGAGTCTGAATTCAGACTTCGCCAAGAAGCTTGTTTATCCGAAGATGGGAATCGTATGAGCATTGCGATGCAAAACCAGATTGCCGAACTGGCCGAGCGGGTCAGGGTTCTTGAGGAGGCTCAAGCCGGGATACCCAGGAACGGCTCCGATGTCTCGATTGAAATCCGCATCCAGTCTCTTGAAGACAAGTACAAGGCCATGAATGCCAGGATGGGCAAGAAGACGTTTGTCGAAACGATCATGGGTCAGAATTGAACTCCGACGAGCTGGTTTCCATCATCGAAAAGGAGGAAGCGGACAGCATCGGAGTTACGTCCGGGGAACTTGCGGAGCAAAGAAGGAAAGCCCTCCAGTATTACTACGGAGAGCCCTACGGCAACGAGGTTGAAGGAAGATCGGCCATCGTTACCACAGAGGTCTTCGATGCGGTGGAGGGTCTCCTGCCTTCCCTGCTGGCGATCTTCACGTCGGCAGATGATGTGGTCCGGTTCGAGCCTCAGACTCCCAAGGATGAGGCCGCGGCACAACAGGCCACCGACTATGTAAACTACATCTTCAGCCGTCTCAACAACGGCTTCGTCGTCCTGTACTGCTTCTTCAAAGACGCCCTTCTTCAAAAGAACGGGTTCGTCAAGGTCTATTGGGAGAAATACCAGGAGACGGAGAAGGATACCTATCACGGTCTCACCGATGACGAATTTGCCTATCTCCAGCAAGAGGGTCTGGAGGTTCTGGAGCATACCGAGAGCGTTGTAAACACCCCTTTGGGTCCGATGAAGACCCACGATGCGAAATTTCAGAAGACCGAGGAAAAGGGGAGGGTCTGTATCGAGCCCGTTCCTCCTGAAGAGCTTCTGATCTCAAGAAATACGACGAACGACATCAAGAATAGCCGTTTCGTAGAACACAGAACCAGAAAAAGCATTTCAGCCCTCAGAGAAATGGGCTACGACGTGCCTTCCGACATTGCGGACGACTCGGGGGCGAATTTCACCCTCGAAAGGGTGCAAAGGCTCCAGAAGGACGACTCCGAACCCATTCAGGAGACCTCCACTGAAGGTCCTGGGAGAGAGGTTTGGGTCTCGGAAGCCTATATCCGCGTAGATTTTGACGATGATGGCATAGCTGAGCTCAGGAAGGTCACGAAGGTCGGGAAAACAATCCTGAAGGAGTACAAAAGAGAGGGGGAGAAGGCAGGCAGGGAGGCAAATGATGAGGTGGATACGATCCCATTCGTGTCCACTACTCCGATCATGATGCCCCACAAGCTATTCGGCCTATCAATAGCCGATGTGACCTCTGACATTCAGCTCACGAAGTCCACGGTCACAAGACAACTGATGGACAACGCCTACAACGCGAACAACGGGCGGTATGCGGTCCTTGAAGGAGCCGTGAACATTGATGACCTTCTTACGAGCCGTCCTGGCGGCGTTGTGCGTATGCGTGTTCCAGGGGCTGTCACTCGCCTGGATACTCCTATCCTTGGTGCCCCGACATTCCAGCTCCTGGACTATTGGGATCGTGTTATGGACAACAGGATTGGGGTCTCTCCTCCTAGCCTGGCATCTGATCCGAACCTTCTCAATGCCAAAGCCCATGTCGCGGAGATCGTCAGAGGGGCTGCGCAAGAACGAGTCGGCCTGATTGCCAGGATCTTCGCGGAAACTGGGGTCAAAGACCTGTTCTGGAAGATTCTAGAGCTTGTTTCTAAACACTCGAACAAGCCCCAGATCGTCAGACTCAGGGATCAGTGGGTGCAGATCGATCCCAGGGACTGGAAGAACAAGTTCGACATGACCGTTACCGTTGGTTTGGGGACAGGTTCCCAGCAGACCGTTCTGAACGGTGCCCAGATGATCATGACCATCCAGGAGAAGATGGCGATGGGCGGATTGATGGGTCAGACCGTGACTCCAAAGAACATCTATGAGGCGGCAAGAGAAGTCTCGAAGGTCGTATTCCCCAAGAAAGCGGGGATGTTCTTCACCGACCCGACTACCGTGCCACCTCCTCAACCGAAGCCCACTCCTGACGAGATGAAGGTTCAGGCTGGCCTGATGAAGGCCCAGATGACCACCCAACAAAGAGAAAAGCAGATGGCGGTGGACTACAAGAAGCACCAGGAGGACCTACAACAAGAGCGCTTGTTGAAGGGTGCGGACATCGAACAGGAGAGGTTGTCTCAGGAACGGGACATCATCCACGAGCATATCCAGGGGTCGATGGACCGGGGCATGACCCATTCGCAGCATCGCGACACGATGGGCGCGAAAAAGACCAACGGAAGCGGCGACTCTGATGGTATGGATACTATCGGGAAAGCCCTTCAGCAGATGGCGCAAACACAGCAGGCCCAGACCGAGGCGATGAACCACATGATGAAGGTTCTGACTCAGCAGGTTCAGCAGCCTCAGATCCCCCCGGTCATCAGGCTCGATATTGAAAAGCAGCTTGGGGTCAAGAAGTCCGACTCCAGGAAGAAGCGTGTTTCCTTAAGGCGGGATGAGAAAGGAGACCTGGTCGGTGCGGATATTGAAGAGCGCGGCAAAGGTCGCAAAGTGACCGTACTTAGAGACAAGGACGGCTTTCTAATCGGCGCGGACATCGAAGAAAACTGATCCGCATTCACTCC